GTAGTTGCGTTTTCTTTATTTGAGTTAAAAGATAAAATAAATTTATTTGCATTTTCGCTTCCAGTCCATTTGCGGATTATATTTCTTTCAATTTCGCTTTTAACTTCTTCATCTGTTATGCCCTCGTTTACATTTATAATATGCCCTGCACTTAATCCGTTCTTAATGTGATTTATGCAATAGATTGATATTTGTTCTTCTAATTCAGCGTAATTCAATCCTGAATAGTAAGATGGACGTGCAAAATAAAAACTGTCTATTGAATATTCTTTAATTACAAAAACAGTCTTTTTAGTTTTAGTATCTGCTATAAATACGGGTATTTCTTCAGCAGGATATTTTCGCAAATCATTCCAATCGTATGAGTACCAATAAGAGGTTATTTCGCCTTTTTCATCAACTTGACTTGGTACTACTTTATTTTTTGGTAAGTGGTTTATTTGAGCAATTTCATTTCCCGTTTTACCTAAAATAACCTCAAAGCTACACTCGTGAAATAAAACAAAATCTTTTACTAATTTTCTAACTGTATCTTTTTTAAATAGACTTTGAACAATCGCCATTTGTGGAGCAAGTGAAACATCGTAATTTGCCATCAATCCACGCCCATAAGTAAACGCTGCGTAACTGTCTAAAATAGCGGAGTTTGTTGGAGAATATTTATAACGGTCAATAACATAATTATAACCTATATTATTTCTACCGTTTAAAACGTATTTTTTACCACTTTGTTTAACTTCTTCAAAAACCGCTGTTTTATGCGAACTTAAACTTATTGCTTTTACTTCTGCCATTATACTGTAATTTTATAATTTTGTAAATCTACAACGTCAGTTGCAAATGCTTTACCTCTAAATAATACATCTTGCGTTTCTGAAGATGTTATTTGTAATTCGTAGCTTTCAGCTTCTAATACATTTTTAGTAATTGATAAAGTCATATACCCATTTGCGTATGATGTAGATACATCTGCAAATATTTCTGATGTTGCCTTTGACTCGTTGCGTAAATTTATATCTACTAATTCAGCGTTATATCTTGGTATAACAACTATCGTTTGAGTTTGATTTTCAGGTTTAAATATTATCATACTATAATAACGTAAAAAATCAAAATTGATTTAAAAAAAAAGCGGACTATAAAAATCCGCTTTAATAAAACTAAACCAAAAAAAACTAATCGTTAATGTAAGTTGCTGATACTATTGCAAGTAAAGAAGTTACTGCGCCACTTGATAAAATTGGAGCAACATCTGGCTCTAATGCTTGTAGTGTTAATTTCAATCCATAAAAATCTCCTAAAGCACCGCCTAATTCTCTTGTACCTGTTGTTTTATCAACACCATTTTTTAAACCAAAACAATGAAATTTACCGTTGTTATCTTCTAAAAATACTAACATTCTATCTCTTGATAATAATTTAGCTTGGTTAAGCAACGGAGCAGTTAAACCCGTTAGCATTATACTCAAAGCTGTATCATAAAAAGTTGTTCCGTTATCTCTTGATGCTGTTTCAGTTTCTATAACTGTATTACCTGTATTTTTTAACTCAAATTTAAATACTTCATCAAGTGTTCCAAGTCCTGTCATTTCAGATGCTACAACGGTTGGAGCTATATCTGAAAAAGGAGCTAAAAAAGCATTTACTAAACCACCTGCGTAGTTTTTACATTCGAGTAAACGACCGCTTACTATAAAATCACATACTGCCATTTTTTATTTTTTTAAAATAAGGGCAGAAACTAATCTGCCCTAATTACTTATTATTATATTTCTCTTGCCCAAACGATTTCAGCACCGTTGTAGTAATTTACACCTGCGTTGTAAACCATTGTACCTCTTACTAATCCAGTCAATAAACCGATTTCATCTTCATCTGACATTACAACTTCGTTATGGTCAGCCAATAACCCTGTTCCAAAGATAAGATTTTTTTGGTCAGCAATTACTATTGTGTTACTTGGTAATCCGTTTACTTCTTCTAAAATGTATTTACCCATTCTAATAGCTGTATTAGCATCGCCACCTAATCCGTTAGAAATACCTTTAGATATTAATAAGAATGTGTATGCTTGGTAAATATCAGAAGAAACACCTACTTTTAAATTGTTACGTCTTAAAGCGATTGGCACAGCAGCTAAAGCAAGTTTGATGTGAGCTTCTACCGTTGATTCTGTTGTAGCAGCTGGTAAATCAATATCAATTACATCAGCATCTGCAAGGAATAATTTTAAAAAACCATCAAACTCATCAGCGTTTGCACCGTTACCATTCCAGATGTTGCTATCTAATTCTTCAGCTGTTTGTCCTAATTTCTCAACTAAAATAGCATCCATAATATCTCTTGGAGCATTGTCATTGTGAGCAGATGCACCCATTGTATCTTCTGACCATTGCGCTCTAAATGTTTCTTTACAAACGCTAAAATCATCTTTGAATTTTTTAGGAGCAAGGATTTTCTCACTTAAAGTAATTGCACCTGCTGGTAAAAATCCACAAGTGTATTCTCTTTTACCTCCTGTTAATTGTATTTTTCTTAAATTCAGATTATAGTTTACGTTTGGGTAAACTGTAACAAATCCTTTTGCAATAGTGTCTGCTTCTTTAAAAGCTTGTCCTATGATAGTTCCCGCTTCTTTTCCAGCGTAGTTAGATGTAACCGTTGTTGTTGTTGCCATTGTTATTTATTTTTTTTATTTATTATTTAATTATGAAAATGTACATGCTGCTGCTGTAGCAAAATTACCGCTAATAAAGTAAGATGTTCCATCAGATGTGATTTGGAAATAATCTCCTAAAGTTTCAGCAGTTGCAGAAAGTGTAACTGTTGTTGTTCCTGCACTTGGTACAAAAACGCTGTTTACAATTGCGCCACCTCTTACATTTGCTCCTGTTGATACAAACGTCCAAGCTGTTGTTGCGAAAACTTGCGCTGTTATTACTGTTAATTTAAAACCTGCTAATGGTGCTGGTAAATTAATTGCTCTACCTGTTGCTGATTTCAAATAACAAACAAAACCGCTATCATCTTTTGTTAAAGTATGAGCTACTGTTAATGTTTGTGTTAAATCTAAAAGGGGTTGATTACCCGATACTGTTGTTGTTGTTGTTGCCATTTTTTATTTTTTTGTTTGATTAATTGTGTATTGTAATCTTTGTGCTTTACTCATTGCTGAAAGTTCTACTTTTGAACTTTTCTCAAAAGGTGCTGTAACAGTTGCAGTAACTGCTGGAGTTTTTGAAAGTTCAACTTTCAATTCTTCTGTTTCTTGTTTTTGTGCATTAAAATTAGTTTCCATAGAAGATAATCTAACTTCGATATCTTCGCTAAATTTAATTAACATTGAACTGATAGCATTTTTTAAATCTGCTACATCATTTACAGTTGGTTGTTGCATTTCTTCTTCAACTACTTCTTCTTCCATTGGTACTACTTCGCCAATTACGCCTACTTCGGTAACTCTTACAGTTGCTCCGTTTTCCATAACATATTCTCCAATAGGTAAAGCAACGTTCCCTTCTGGTGTTACTAATGCGATTGCCATTCCTACTGTTGGAGCATCGCCTTCAAATTCAAAAGTCATACTTCCATCTTCTGATTTCAGCTGTCCTAATTTAACTTGCTTTGTGAACATTTGTTTTAGTTCGCTAACAAGTTCTTCTTTTAATTGTTTAAAATCCATATCCTCTTTTTTTAAAGTTATTTTTTCTTCAAATATGCCCTCGATTGAAAATCCTGTCCCTGATTCAAGTGCTTTATTATATTCTTCTTCGCTATCAAATTTTAGTGTTCCAACCCAATCGCCTACATCTGCACCTAAATTATAAAGAGCCGATTTATCTTTTTTAGTATCTTCAACAATCCAACTTTCTGTTAAATATCCGTTTAAAATATCTGTTGAATTATGTTCTAAATTGAATTTACGTTGGTTGCCTTTTTTAAGATATAACTGTGATATTCTTTTTATTGTTTCTTCTGAAAAAAATACTTTGTATTCTTCGTTTGTTTCTTGGTCAATTCTTAAAATTTCTTTATTGGGTTTCATTATAACACCCATTAAAATCAATTTCTTTTTATCTACTTCTTTAAACTGAAACTTTTTTTCAGCAGAAAGAGCAATAAATTTAGCTTCCATAGCTGCTTCTTCCACAACAGAAATGCAGTCCACACCTTGTAAATCTTCATTTGATAGTACTAATTCAAATAATTTCATATCTTAATAACGTATTAATTTTTTATTGACGTATTTTTTTAACCAAAAGTTGATGTTTGAACAGCGTTTCTGTCTAAAGATTGCTGTGTAGTTATTTGATTTCCTACAACATACGTTTGCAAAGGTTTGTTTTGTTGGTTTGCTATTGTCGATGCTAATTGATTTGTAGAAGATTGACCTACTAAATTAAATTGCGGAGAACCACCACCTGAACCGCCACTTGAAGCACTTGATGAAGCACTTGGAGAACTTCCAACATTTGTAGATAATATTTTTTTAATTTGCAAAGCACTAAATACACCTGCTAAAGATGCTTGAACAATTGGATATGCTGGAAAACCAGCAGTTATAGGAGATTTTTGTGCTGTTGTATATGCGTTTTGAACGCCCTCAATACCACTCATTGTTGCTTGTGCAACAGCTATTGCTTTACCGATTTTGCTTCCTTTTCCTGCTATCTCTGCCACTAATGACAAACCTTGTTGTGCAAAGGCAAGTTTAGCGTTTAATAATGCTTGTTCTGTTACTTTTTTATCTTCAGCAGATTTATCATCTATTACTTTTATATCTTTTTCTAACTTCTCTTTTAATTCTTTTTGCAATGCAGCGTTGCCTTCAGCAGCAATAAATTCTTTTTCATATTTTTGTGTTAATACAAGCTTATCGTATTCAGATTTACTCATAGTTAATTCTTGCAGTTTTAACCATTGTGCATCTTCTTTGTCTATTTTTTCTTTTTCTAATTTAGCTGTTAATTCTGCTTGTAAAATATCATACTTACTTTTTAAAGCTAATTTTAATTTAGCTTTTTCTTCTTCTGTTTTAGCAACTTGTTCTATCTCTAATAAATCTCTACTCTTTTGTAAATCCAATTTTTGCTGTTCAGTTTTAGCCAATAAATTTTCTAAATCTGTAGCGTATTTTTTATTTAAAGCTTCAATTTCTTTTTTGTGGTTTTCTATTGACTTTTTTTCTTCATCATTTATTTTTTTTATAAAATCTGTTTTATCTTTTAAAGAAAGTGCATTATCATTATTTACTAAATCCCTTTGCTGTTGGAAAGACAATTTTGTGTCTTTTAATTTTTCATCTATTAATAATTTTTCAGCATCTTGTTTTTCTTTTAAAGCTGTTTTTCTTGCATCATCAGCTTCTTTTTGGTCTGCAGTTTCTTGTCTTAAAAGCATTTTTCTTTGCTTGTTAAGTTTTATACCTGTCATTGCATTTTCTGTTTCTGCTTCATTTAACGATATAGTTAATTCTCTTAATTCTTTTTTAGCTTTCTTCTCCGCTTCGCCTCCAATTGCTTTAGCTTTTTCTGTAGCTATTCTTAAATCTTCAGCTGCTATTCTTACTTTTTCTGCAGATGATAATTTTTCAGCTTTAGTAACTTCTTCTAATGCTTTCTTTTTTTCTTTAATAGAAGCTGTTTCATCTGTAAGTATTTCTCTTGACTGTACTAATAATTTATTTGTTTCAGATTGAACTACAGCTTGTATTTTTTTAGCTTTATCATTTGCTTGTTGTTGTTTTTCTAAATTTTTAATTATTTTAAATGTTGTACCATCTACAGCATCTCCTAATTGTTTATATGATTCAGTTGCTTCTTGGTTAGCTTTTTTCATATCTTCAGCAGCACCTTTAAAATCTAAAGTTATAAACTTGTAAGCAGCTGATGCTACATTAATTAATGCTCTACCTAAACCAAACATTGCATCTTTTACTTGTTCTCCTACTGCTGATATTCCTGCAAAAATTGCTTTTAATTCTTTACCTCCAGCTACTGAACTTTGGAATGCTTCATATAAAAACTTCATAGTTATTACAATTCCAGCAAGGATAGCACCTATTGGATTTGCAGCCATTTCCCACATTTTTAAAATAAGTCCGTTAGCTCCTTTTATAGCTCCTCCAAAGGCTGGATTTAATCCTGAAACTGCATTGCCTATTCCATCAATGGTAGACTTTGCTTTGTCAAGTCCCGACATTTTAGAACCCATTTCCATTGTTTGAGTTCCAACATTTTTTAAACCAACTTCAACACCTTTTAAACTTTGTTGCGTTTTGTTTAAATTGTCATGAACTTCTATTTCAATTATTTTCTTAATAGCCATCTGTAATTTTGTTTAATTATTTCTTTAAATGTTCTTGGACAACGGTAAGCTCCTTTAGCAAATTCAATAGTATCACTTGCTCCGTAAAAATCTAAACTGTTTAATAATTTTACTATATCTGATATCATGTAGTTTGTTGTTGTGTTATTACTAAAGTAAAATTATCTGCTCCTATTTCAATATCTAATTCCATACTTCTAACAAGTTCTAAATCTGCTAATGCAGCTGTATATTTTTCTACATCTATTACTAATATTCCTGTCTTTAATCCTGTTTCATTCTCTAATGAAACCCAACCTGTGCCATCGCCTGTATCTACTTTTGTAACTGTATATTCCACATTTGCAGTAATCTTTAAATCAAACTTTTGTTGTGATATTGTCGCTAATAGTTCTGTGTATTCTATACCGTTTGGCTCTGATGATAATATACCTGTTACAATATATTCCATATCAGCACTTAATATATCATTGTCAGCAGAATATTCTATTGTATCAGCAGTAAAAGCAAGTGAATTTACATCAGACGATAACGGATTACCGATGTAGTTTAACAGTTCAAAATTAACCTCGCCTGTTGTTAAATTAGAACGCATATTATTTATTACATACGCCTTATCGGAAATAACTATCCTATCATTTAAGTTGATGTTTATAAGCGTTGCAATTGGTAGTTTACATTTATAAGTGTATAATCTTCTTTTTGTAGAATACAAATCTGAAATATAATCTTGCCAATAATTACTAAATAGATTGTTGTATATTTCTGTTAAAAAAAATGTTGACGGGTCAGTTGAAAAATTAACCGATTGCCTTACTTGGTCAAGTATAACATCATTTTCGGTTGCTGTTTGCCAAGTGTAGGTTAAATCAAATCCAGCATCTGTTTTAATCGGTGTATCGTAAAACTGATAACCGTTTCTGTAAAATATAAAAGGCTTTCCTAAATACGGTTGTAAAGTTGTGTTTATAGATTTACCTACTTGAATATTTGTAGTATCAAAAGTTGTCCGGTCCGTTAATCTTTCAAACATAAGATTTTCAAAACCTGTTTCTATTTTTAAATCAGTTCCATCAATATCGTATGTTGTACCTAAATCGCCATAACCTAACAACCCTCCGTTGTTTTCTCGAAACGCTTTGTTTAGTATTTGTTCTGATTTCTGATGTAAGAAGTCTAACTTCTTAAACAGCTTTGGACGTTTAACAGTTACATCTTTACTATCTACATACTTTGTTATATTAACGCCTTTACCGTTTGCATACCAATCATCTAAAGGTATCAAAGTAAAATTGCCAAATCCATTAGGAATTAATACCAAATTAAACATCTTAATAATAGAGCTGATGAAATCTTTTACTTTCATCTTTGGCATATTAGCCGCAATTGAAACGCTACCTATTATAAGAGTATCAGTTTGAATTGCAGATTTACTTCCTGTTGGATATAATGTTTTTGAAGCAATTAATTTTATTGAACAACCAAAAGGATAAATAGCAGATATTTTAAATTTAAACTTGCCATTATTTGAACTAATAGACGGCGATTTTACACCTGTTAAATTTAAGAAACTATGTAAAATAACACCTGATTCATTTGTAATATAAAAATTATAAGGCACAAGTTCATTACCTGCTAATGGCGTTATTTTTACTGTTAAATTTAAAGGTTGTGATGTATTCTGTGCTGAAAAATCTATAACATTTGTTGAAGTATTAACGTCTATATTCCAATCGCCTAAATTACCTTGATTTGTTAAATCTACAAAAACAGAAGTATTAGCTGTAAAATCTGTTGTTAGTTTTGTTTCATTATTATGACACCACATAAACAAATTACCAAACGCTGCACGTCCTAAAAAATCACGTGAAAAAGTAAAGTTATACTTTGTTTCAATAGCTTCTATTAATCGTATTAATCTAATTGCTGGTTTTAAATCTACATATCTAATCTTACCTGTTGTTGTAGTAATATCATTTGTATCAGCAGTTCCTACTTCAAAATTTCTAATTGATGAAATTAAAGGATAATAAATATCGCCATTGCTTAATGTTGTATCGTAAGTAGCTTCTAAAATATCTGAACTTGTTTCATGGTCGTAATCTGTTAAGTCTAAAGCAGTCAATTCTTCATCTCCAAACCTATCAGATAAGTTAACAACCTTTGAAAAGAAACGCAAACTGTAACTCGACGGCTGCATATTCTTCATTTTAACGTCCTCAAGTTGTATAACGCCAAATCTAAAAGGCAAATTACCAATTTCAATTGACGATTCTACACGAATATTAGCGTTAAAAGTGCCATCTACATCTGAATTATAGTAGTGTTGGAAGATATTATTGTTGTTTCTACTTGCAGGAACAGTAAAATTTTGGCTAAAATCGCTGAATGTTTTAGAAATATCAGCAATATTTTGTACGGTTGAGTTCAATTCTATGTTCTCATCTTTAAAAAAATCTACTTCCTGACCTGATATGTATAGCTTTGTGCTTATCATTGAACGTTGTTTATATCATCAAATGAATATTTAAAACTCATTGCATATTGTATTAGCTTTTCGTTTAATGAAGTTTTATAATTTACAGATTTAGTTTCTAAATTAACAGGATAAACAACATCATCTTGAATAAACCATTTACGCTCCGAGTATAAAAGCTGTTTTATATTTTCATTATCAATGTCTGTTAAATAATCGGTATTAACATCTATTTTAGTTCTGCCATTTAAGTTGTAATTAACGTATTGATGTTGCGTTGTATCGTAAACTCCAAACTGTGCTGTTAATCCTCTGTAATCTTCATCTGTAATATCATCTGAATATTTAGATACCTTGTTAAAGAAAAACGATTGTGGAAAGCCATAACGATTTATAAATACGCAATTGATAACATCATACTTACACTCGTTTAATACTTCAAATAGTAATGTATAAGTTACGCTATCTTCGTAATTAAAAACAACAGTTACATTTCCAAATGTATCGTAGTCTTTTATGTTTATAGATTGTACATACTCATCGTTATAATCTAAATCAGCAGTTATAGGTATATTAGTAGTTCCATCGGTATTAGTTACATCAATCGATGTTAATTTATCTGTAATAAAATAAATGCGATTATCGTAACCTTGAAAGTGTCTTTGGTTTAAATTAGTAATCAATACAGGTTTGTCAATCGTTGGATTATATCCTTGCGTAAATCTACCATAACCATACATGCAAAGAATAATACTTGAAATAGAATATACATCTTCTTCGCCATCAAAACAAGTTCCTACTGTTTTCATCCAACAAGTATCTGTTGTGTTGGTATTTTGCAAACCGCTTAAAGCATAACCTGCAATATCTGGCTGTGTTTTTTCAGACGCTAAATAATTAATATCAAATGATATAGAAGTTTGCCCTAATTCAACAACAGGTTTAGTAAGTGTATAATTAGGTGTAGCAGGTTCGTTGTTCACATCGCCTGTATAAGTATAAATATCTAAACTACCGCTATCAAAAGTAATTGCAGGGGTCATTCTTAACGAGTATGTTGAACGAACGTAAATAGGAAGTATAATTCTGTCGATTTCAAAATCAAGTGATATAAAACAACCGTAGTTATCTCTAACAAGTATGTTGTTTAATCCTAAAGGTACATCGTAAAATATATTTGTACCTTGCCAATCAACACCGTTGATGCTATATTCTAAATTTAAACCTATTGGCAAAGTATTATTAACTGTTGTAACGTAACCCTCTATTGTATTTTCGGTTGTTACTGTAAATAAATTAGCATCTAAAAAAGGAGGTGT